CCGGAACTACGCCAAGTCGGACTGTCTTGTCCGATGGAATCGGCCTCAATAGGATGGTCAGTCACATCGTACTCAACGAACGTCAGAAGATTAGCCTTAAACACAAGCAGAGACCTCAACACGACGAACGCCTTGAACACGGCGGTGTCGAATGCATAAATGAGGAACTGGTTACGCTTCTCGAACGGAATGAGTGATGTAACCGCGATAACTGCGAGGCAATTGCCTCCTTGAACGAGCACTGACTGGACCGTGTTCTTAAGAGCGAACAAGAACATATCCCAGGTCGGAAGACCCCAAGCCATGGTAAACACCATCAACACAGAGAATCCGACATAGAACCACAATGCTTTCAAGAACATGATTGTCTTAGTGCGTATGTCCATGGGGTACCAGCTCACAAGCATCGTGATCATTATGCCGCACATCCAGGTCTGGTATTCGACATAAGGCGCGAAGCCTAAGAGCTGCACCACGTAGAAGAATCCACCGAATGAATCCGTGGCGAAATCCCAGACGGCCTCCTTGACTTCCATGAAGATGCCCCATGTCGTAAAGATCTCGCTGATGGTGACACCTACAAGAGCGAGCAATGCGAATTCGAACAGCATGCGGTGCGAGTAGACAGCCCCCCGAGCTCCATACACGCTGGTAGCTCCTATTACGGCCTTGTCCTTATGCGATTCCCGAACGACCGACACGTGACCTCTGCACACGTGCAGCTGCATCCCATCCTTGCCGCGAGCGAAGCTGAGTCCAAACTTCGCGCAGAGAGCCAGCAACTCGTCATGATCGACGAAGTTGGGGCGCTCATGTTGCGAAGCCACATTAGCCTGGAGCACAGCTTCCGGGACGATATCTTTCCTAATCCGATGGAGATGTGCGCACACGTCATCAACGTCAACATCAGCAAGGAAAGCCACCGCTTGCACGCCACACGCATCCTTCTTGTCCTCGAAAACGACCTCGTGTCCACAGCAATGGCGCACGGTGGCGAGATCCTCAGCCGGGACTTTGGACGGACGCAGAAGAGACATGTACTCAGATCGCTTCCGAATGGCAACTCCTGCATCAACGAAGATCCTGGAACTGGCCATCGATATCGAATGCTTACCAGCAAGGTAACAGACCAATTCCTCGTATTGGCGATCATCGGGCGAGAAATTCTGGTCAAGATACGCAGTGTACTCCTCATCGGTGTTGTCCCTCTCAGTCATCCGGCATGTGAGCTTTGCAATCATTCTCGCGGGGTCAGCAAATGAGCGGCCTGAAGACGTCCACATCCTATTGGCGAAGTCGAGGTAAGGGAGCTTCTCGACTTTCTGGGTGACTCCCACTTCCTTGAGATACTGAATGGCCAATGGCCGCCGGGGCGCTGCTGGGACGGTGGAATTGTCGTCCCCGACTGCGATGAACAACCTGATCTTGGAAAGGTCATACGTGACAGCAGAAGTGGCAGTGCTCATTATGAAGTTGAAGAACGCCGTGCCAGGTTCCCCAGAAAACAAGCGCTCGATAACATCGAAAACAACCTTGAGCTTCATCCCAGATACTTGCCGTGTTTCCCGCGAGAGCAAATACATTCCGACGACCTCATCACCAAAGCCTAAGAAAGACATGACCGCGGAAATAAGCAACCTGTGCACGATGTTATGCGACGAATCTTGTTGACTAAGATCGATGCTCATGCACGCGTGGGGTCCTGCCCCAATGTTGCTC